TCTTAATTTGATCTTATCTCTTTCTTTATTTTTCTTTATAAAATTAAGAATTCTTTCTTTCTGATTCACATATCTTTTCTTAAAGAAATCTGGATCTAATTCTTTTTGCTTCCTAGCCCATAATTTAGCTTTTTCATTATGAGCTATAGGGTCTTTAGATTTTTTTTCTTTATATCTTAAGCTTTCACAAGGTTTACAATAACATGATTTTCCATCTTTTTGTTTAGATGCTTTATGAAATTCTTCATGTTTTTTTTCTACTTTACATCTCGCACATATTTTTTTCATATATACCCACTTTAATGGGTACATATTAACATGTTCCTATACTTTTGTCTCGTATTTTATTCAAAATGAACAGGGAACGAACGCGTACTTCTTATTCTGTGTATCTACATGATGAATAGCGCTATTTTCACCGATTACACTCGATAGAGCCTGAATACCTTCTTTTTTGACAAAATTAGGAGTATAGTAAAGAGGGTCTTCTTCAGTTCCACCATTGATTTGATCTGCAAATCCCCTTGGGATTGTATAGACTTTACCATCATGAAGCTCATGCCATTTTACTGGATTTTCAGGCCATTTAATGTACGGTAATTTAACAGGTTGACCAGGACGATGACGGTTAATGAATTTACCTGTAACCAATTGGGCATCGATAGCTTTTTGTCTTTCGAGTCTATCATTGGTGCTAACAGCGCGAGGCGCTACTTGCACTTCTTTCATTGGTGCTGACTCTCTTCGATCCATGAATTGCAGTTCTTGTTTTTTTTCCTCAATCTCACGCTTTGTTCTTTCCAATTCTAATCGAGCTAAATCAAGTTCTGTTTGAACTGCATCAACTTCTTGCATGGTATCTACGACTGCGACTTCATTCATGGGCACCTCATTATTATTTTCTTTTGAATCTATAGTATTTATCTTTTTTCGTCTTGCCATATTCTATTCCTTTGTGACTTTATAGCCATATTCACTCAAGAACTCTTTGCACCAAGAGATTTTATCTTCTACCCTTTGTCCAGATGGTTGTGATTTAGACCACAATTCAAGGTTTTCTATGCGATTATCATCTTTGATTCCGTTCTTGTGATGGACATTTTCGTGTTTAGCTAATGGGCGTCCTAAGTGTTCACTCATCACCCATGTGTGTTCAAATATTGAGCCATTTTTCCTAGAATTTTGATGTCCTATTTTTGTTAACACTCTATATCCTGATTTTACTAGACATCCTTTTCCATATTCTCCCGTTAAACGGGGTGTATCTAAAGGAAGATTATTTTTTTTTCTTATACGAATCATCGATCTTTTTCGATCTTTTTCTTTAATATCTTCTCTTCGATTGTAATCCCATAGAATATCTTTTTTACAAGATTTGCAAAATGAATAATACCCATCACCGTATCCTCTATTTTTCCAAAATTCCTCATAAGATTTTGTAAGTTTGCATTTACTACAAATTTTCATATTCATCTCTCATTTTCAGAGAGATTATAATTGGGAATGGGTAAAAATGCAAGAGGAGAAAAATCCCCTCCTGCATAGTTTCAGACATTAAACATAGTTAACACTGATGTTACTAGGAAATTCTTGAAGAGCTGTAACTGCACTCCACTCCCAAACATCCACAGTAGCACCAATGATGCCTCCTGTAGTTGTTGCGTTCGTTCCATCTCCTGCACCTATATACACACCACGAGCGCCATTGCATTGCTTAGCAAAGCTTAGAACGTCTTGGTTTGCATAGGGAAGAGGAGCAGGTACTACACCAAAGCTTTGGTAATTATTAATATTCCCTTCACCTTGATTTACCATATATGGAGGAGTAAACGGATAAGCAGTCGATGCGACCCAACCGTTTGTTCCACCAAATACACCGAATCCTGTTGCGTTAACTGCAAGCGAGATGGTTTGTGCACCCACTGCATTATTAACAGCAATAACAGTCGCCTGGAAAGGAAGACCGCTATAGGGGTTAGTAAGCTGAGGAATACCAAACACTGATGGGATATCAAATGTTACAACATCACCAACAGCGTAGTTTTGTTGAACAAGAGTTGTCACATTCATCGGGCTTGTATTGGTAATAGCAGCGATGACTCTATATTCTGGATAAGTACCAGATTTAGTAGGAATCAAGAAGTTGCCAGTTTTTACAACAGATCCAACAGATGTTGTAGCGCCTACGCTATCCAATAGTGTTGTAAATGTTGTAGTAGAACCCACCGCAATAACAGTCATTGATAGACCGCTAAACTGTGGTGCACTTGTCAACCCATAGATTCTTACTGTATCGCCTACTTGGTAGCCGTGAGCTGTCGATGTAGTGAATACAGTTGTATTCAATGTCAAAGCAGCTGGACTTGTGATTGTTGTGGTTCCTTGTGTAAAGGAAGCAATAGCAATCACAGCATAAACAGGAGGGCTAAAACTATTATAAATAGTAATACCGTTCTGTGCCAAGTTACCGATATTCATCGGCGCTAGGTTACCTGATACTGTTCCTGTCTGTACAATCTGAGCTGTACCGTTATTTTGGTAAGCTTGATTGAAGAAAGCTTCAACAATTCTAGTAGATGTTAAAGCACCAGCAACAGAACCAACAGTGACACCACTACGTGTCAAATTCTTCAATCTAAATTCGGTAACATATTGTTCCAAAGGTAGAAAGTAAGGACTAGATGCTACGTTGGTGAACGAGCCTGTACATACTTGTGTAGACATTTATGTACCTCCTATATTGCCACTTGGAGAGTGCAACGTAAGTTGACGATCCAAGATGTGTTAGTAATGTTAAACACTTGTGCCATCTTCCATCCTGCTGTCTGATAAAGACGAAGTCTTGGAGATGCAATCTCAGGTGGTGCAAAGATAAACTGTGCACTGTAACCATCAAGGTCAACCATATCATAAGATTCTTGGCCTGGTAGGAAGATATTGTAAATATCTGCACCTAAAGCGCTTGCACCTGGGTTCACAGAACCAACAGATGATAATAAAAATCTAATGTTACGAATGGAACCCCATTCCGCCATCAAAAGATTAGAGTTATTAGCGTAGGTTGCTACGTTGATAAAACCAACCATTTGGTCTAAATCCGCTGATAGGTTTGTATGGCATAGGCCAAAAAACGCTGTACGGACTGGAGCTGTACCGAATTTCAATTCACCTTCGATCATGTCCATGATGAATTGCGCGTTGGCTGTACGAAGTAAACGTACTGCTTTGGAGCAATCTAATGGACTGATGTTAGATGGGTTGTCTCCATTAGTACCAGAGGTACAGTTAATCGGAGGTGCCATCTCTATTACTTTCGGTTCCCACACCTACTGACCAACTATACGATTTTATCGTAAAATTGGCGGCCCAACCGCTTCGGATCGGACTCTAAGCCTTCATCTATACGCTTAGTTTTGACTATCGCTTATCATTTCGTTATCATCAACGATATGATCCCTTGGACTTAGTCGATCAGGCTGATTATGGAAAAATAATTTCTTAGAAGCGACATATCCTACACCTGATTCTGTTTCGAACCATGTAAAATTTTCGTCTTCTTTTACAATTTTATCCATATCTTGCCCCTTGTTAACCTCTCACTATGCAGCGATGAGGCACTCCAAGTCAATCACCAAAGGTTTATAGGGAGCACACATTTTACCCCCTTCCATCATGCTACGAGCCAATTGGTCTTCTGTCTCTCTAAGGGACTGACCAAGTACGCTCACAGCACTGTTGAGGACCGGGTCTTCATTAATGAGCATTACTTGCTCTTGTAGTACTATATATGTACCATACCAATCGATGCGGGCATCCACATCCAGAGCAGTCAACTGCTGAGCAGGAGGATCTACGATCCCATTGCCCAAAGGTATTGGAGCAGTTTGTAAATTTTGATATCTACGTCTACGTAGAATATCGCCAGCTTGTTGATCCATCGTAATGGGATACAATTCTGTTACTTTATAACCAGTTATATATATTTATAGTTACTTTTAAGTATAACTGGCGACCACCTCATTTCTGGGTGATTCCCTGATTTTATTTATTGTCAGGGGTCGGACTATCAAATATCATAGCGAGTTTGTCCTCGATATGATCCTCGGGGTTTAGTCTCTCAGGCTGTGATGTGAGCCAAGGACTTTCTTCTCGTGCTCTCATTTCTTTTGCAATTTTTATGTTTCTTCCTTCACAACGGCAAAATTGTCCCTCATGATCGGATTCAACACAAATTTCACATTTTAAATAATTATTCATCACTTGCCCCTTGTTAACCTTCTGAAAATTTAGATTTGAGATCTTCTAATCCTTGACAGTATCTTTCATAAGATTTATCTCGACCATGTAATTCAATGTTACGGTCAACTTTATTTATCTCACGAAATTCTTTTTTCCAAGTTTCTAAAAGATCATCTAATTCTTTGGCTGTTTCTACTACGTAAGTTACGCCAATATTATTTTCAAATCTTCTTATCTTCACGCAAGGCACTCCAAGTCAATTACCAAAGGTTTTACATGGGCTATCACTTAACCCATAGTTGTGTGGATCAAATCTGGCATAGGACGAGCCAGCAATTTCATGCTCAGCTGTTGTTGCACAGCTGGAGGCAGAATGCTGGTGGTAGTTGGCCCAGCCATTTTCTTAACTCCATGTTAAGACGAAGGCTATCGACGAGCTGCAGCGAGTGTCTCTTTCCAAAGAGCGTTACGCTGCTCTCTGGTCATTGTTGAGTTAGTAAGTTTAGCAGCAGCTGTGACAGCTTCGGAGCGAACTCCAAGACTACCTAGTTGCGGTTTACCCACTTTCTCATCGACACGCTTTTGTTCCTGGGAGATAGGCGCCTCTTTTGGAACTCTTGCGAGTTCTTTTTTAATAAGATTGTAGCACTTTCTCAAAGGATTTTCAGCTTTCTCAACCGCTTCGCGATTGTCTTCGTCTGATTTAATATATTTTTCAATATTTTCAGGCGTTACGACGGATTTGAAGTCAGGATATTCAACAGCCGTTTTTAGCATTTTGATCTCTTGCTCTTTTTGAGAGAGCTTTTGATCATAATGAGAGAATTTCTTATTGATTGAACCAATAGCCTTAGAGACTTTTTTCCCATCGGGAAACTCGTCTTTCTCAAGTTCTCGGAAATCAAATTCTTCTTCGATAGGCTGCGGTGTTGGCCGTTGTTGCTGTTGCAACTGCTTCTCGTAGAAGTCTTTCTCTGTTTTGGCTTGCCAAAGCTGACGTTCTATTTCGTCTTTTTGCCTGCGAAGTTCCGCAAATGATTCTTGCGGTGACTTCTTTTCATGGGTTTCTACTGCCTGGTCGACCAGTTCAGGTAATTGGGTCGTATTTTCAGATGAACTCATGTTTTCCTTTGAGATGGCGAATCTCATGTTGCGCCTTATTTAGATTCGTGGTTAGTTAGACCACTTGCTTCACATATAACTAAAGGTTTAATTTGTTGCAATAAAAGGTTTAGGTGATGACTGAGGAAGAAAACTACTTTAAATACTACATAGCCAGTGAAAAGGTGCAGAATCTTATCTTCACCATTGAGCAAATGATGGAGTATATGCAGGAATATAACATCAAACCTGACGAGGAAGTTAAGAAGGTCTTAATTCCTACTATTGATGCTGTTAAGAGATGGTTGAATGACTAAGCAATTTTACCATCAACAAGATAATCAGATAGTTGCTCGATCTTATCTGAGCAATAATTACGTAACATCCTGACATAGTTCTTATCAAATTTACTTGGATTATTTAGGATGTAATTCAATGTTTCTTTGTTAGGTATACACCATAGAAAGGTAACTTTTCCCCCATCTTCAACCGACCATAAATAGTGATCGTGTCCTTGATAAGGTGATGGGCGCGTGCGCCTAGACTGAGGATAAATATGCAAAGTATTATTGGCATATGGCTCTTTTTGTACCCAGATATGAATGTAGTATTTGCCTTTTGTACCTCTTTCATATTCTTGCTGCACTATATCTTCTATAATACCTTTAAATTGAGCCATGACAGCTTCAAGCGTTTCGCCAACTTCTTGGCGCTCTGTCTTTGCTCTGGCGGTTAGCATCAACTCGCCATAGGTTTTGTCTGACCCTCTTACCATATTACCTAATCATTTTAGCGCCACCCAAATAGAGCGAGCGATTGCTATGGGTTGAACCTTGTTGGGGTTTGCTAATGTAACCACTTTGTGGTTTATGGAGCTTGGGAAGCTTCTTTATCTTTGGTGGGATCATTGTCATTTTCTAATTGCCTAATTAAGTTTTTTATCCATTCAGGGTTAGTGATATGGTAAACTTTGCCATTTACCTCTAATTCACCTTTGGACAACCAATTCTCAGCCATTTAACCACCATGTTTCTTCATATGCTTCGCAGCTTCGTGTAGATCTTCTTTGGAGTGTTTTCCTAATTTGACAACTGCCATTTTTGGTTTTTTTCCATCGTGTGACGCATAATCAATTGCATCATCCCTAGCGGCTTCCATTTCATAAGATTTTTTAGATGGTTTTTTGGGTTTTCCATGTTTTTTTTCAATGGCAAGTCTTTCTTTTTCCATTGTAGTAAGATGCTTTTTCATTTTAACCTACATTCTTTTTAGAAGCTTTAGATCCATCTGTACCTTGCCTATTGTAATTCTCTTGAATTGGCAATGGTGGTTCACCACCAGGTGGGGTAAAGCGTGGTCTTGTTTCGCTTAGATTCTTATTCTTAGGCACAAATGGCTTCTTGGCTTCTGGTATGATCTTGATATTAGGCATAGTGATCCTTTAAAAATGTGGCCTGAGACTATTGTCTCTCGTTTGCACGGCCACGGTACTTTATTTATTCATCATCTTTTCGCGTGTATATGGACGCTTTGCAAGCGATGCATCATCTTTACGATCAATCTTCTCTCTTACTTTTTCATAAGAGTTAGATGCGCCAGCTGGGGGCTTTGGATCAATATTTTCTTTAATCTTTGAATAGTCTGCGCCAGAATTACCACGACCTTCACGACCACCCATAGAGGTATTTTTATGACTGTGTCCCATTTGAGACTCCTTGATTTGATTTAACTTCAGTTTCCTTGTTTCTAATATTTTCTATCAAGAAAAATACCTTGACGAAATCATCTATATTAGTTGATCCCATTTCATGGGTAGCTTTTACTAAATCTAATGCAGCCGATGCTTTTTCATGTTCAGCTTTCGAGTGAGCGGTTGCAATTTGCACTTGTTCCAAACGTAGTTTGGCTTCTCTTTCATCACCCAATTTCCTGTCGGAATAAGCTTTGGATTGTAATGATTCATTAACAATCTGCTGGTTCTGCATTTGCAATTGAGCCATTTGCTGCTCTTGTTGCTGCTGAGCTTGTTGTTGCTGTTGGATAGACTCGATAAACTTGTCTTTATCCTGCATATCAACGTCTTTAAGTAATTGATCAGGTGTGACAGGTAAACCATCTTTCCAAAGGGTGTATTTCTGTAGGTATGCGAGCTGTTTTGTTGTATTAGTCATTGGTGCATTGGCAACGACTGCGTCGTATTTTTGGAATGATTTATCACGGAACTCATTAGTTGGTTCCTCTTGGATCATTCTCCGTATTTTGCCCAGGGTATAATTTTTTTGAATATAGGCCCAATGCAGGCGACCCGCGTTCCGTTGCGATAAATCCAAATTATCAAACAATTCCTGTAGCGTTGTAAGAGCAGCTCCTTGACGTAATTGCTCAGTGATTCCGACGTCTGAATCTTGCGCTTGTCCCAAAAGTTCCGGTGTGACACCCGCATTCGATTGAATATCTTCTCGTAGCAAAGCTGTAACGTTAAAGTTAGCAGGATTAATGTTAGCTCCTGGTTTATCGGAGATTGCTTGTAGTCTACCTTTTTTAAAGAACCTAACTTTACCTGGGCCGACTTTAAACGCGTCTTGGTCATCTATTAATGCATCCTCTTCAACATCTACACCACTAAATTGAGCAGCTAATAAATCCATTTCTAATTGTTTTCGATAGTTATATAAATACTGAGAATCTCTAATATTTCTTATTATACCTTGGTATCTAAATGAATAATTATTGTTCGCAAGATCATGATAGGCAACGAAAGGAGTATAAGGGTAAAAATCCACGCCAAGAGGATTGGGACCGTTATAAAAGCACACATTATTGACAATAATAGCGAGGTGAACTGTTGGAACTTTCTCATGAACTACTACAATTTGAGGATATTGACGTTTTAACTGATCCATCTCCTCTTTAGAAAAGTCAACTTCAGTTGACTCGTAGGTTTGAGGATCAACTATAAATGTTCCCATTCTCTCAGTTGCATACCAATATTCATCATATGCAAGGAAATCTTTGCGTCTGATGTTGTATTGCTGCGGCATGAAGGTAAACTTCGTATCGAAGTAAGCTTGATCATTCAACATTGCGATGTCGTTTTCACGACCAGGCAATAGTTGCATGACTTGCTTCTTGTGGAGATACTTGCGAGTGCGTATAAACTGGCAGTCGCTGAGATCCATCTCTCTCCAAAACGCATCCATCATCACCATATCTGCACTGAAGCATTCTGTCCTCAGGTCTCCGCATATAGGATCACGTCTGTAGTCTATCCATGAGTGCATTAGACTTAAGCCTGTGATACAGCTCTCTTTAAAGCACTTGCTGATTTTATTGTAAGTATCATCGAAATAATACGCTGATTGGACGGCTTTAGTAGCCTGTGATGCAGTTTGATCGCTTGATCCGTGAACAGGGATCATCTGTGTAGCTTTACGGTGCTGAGCTTGTCGCCCTGCGACCATATTAAGTACTGGCATTGATGCGTTGAATACAAACTTTTGATGTTCGTAGTTTAATCCACTATAGAGATTGAGGTAACGCTGATCACCTAAATAGACCTTACGATCTATAAGCTGTTCCCAAAAGAATAGTTGCCAAGCTGATAGATTTTGTTGGTAACGAGCGTCGGCTTCCGCGACGATATCAGGACGGCCATCTTCGTAGTAACCCTGATATATGTTTGGGACAACTTGAGACCGTTCCAACATTCCACTAGTCATATCTTTATTCCTACATCAGATAAATTTTACTTTATACCACATGACATTGAAATAAAATAGAGATTGTGCGATGAACTACCGACTATGAAATTTTTCACTGATTGCACCACTCAAGAAGAAGCTAAAAAGCTTTATCATAAACTTGCTAAATTGTTTCATCCTGATAAGGGAGGCGACAATGAAATGATGATAGAGCTTAAAAAACAATATGATGCTTGGGATTCCCATTCATATCAAAATACACCATCAGGTTATCAATTCAACACGATCTATACTGATCGTTTTGATAGGCCACTTGCTAAAGAAAACTTCAATCTGAAAAATCAAGTAGCGAGTCTTCTAACGAAAATTAAATGGTTAAATGATGATTTATTGAAATGGGAAAGAAAAGAAGAAGATTGGCTTAAATTTAGTCAAGCTATGAATGAAAGACTAACAAATGCTTTGGTTGATATAGAATTTTGGAAAAACAAATTTCAAAAAGCAGAAGAGGTTGCAAAATTCTGGTATAAATGTTGCCTTTGGGGAATTATTATTTTAATACTTAACTGGTTGATATAATAGCGCCTAAACTGGATCGAAGATGGGTTTTTATCTACCCATAAACGGATTGTTTTGTATTCTTTGACTCATCGGAACTGGCTTTGGTCCAAAGCCTGCATTTGCTTTGATCTGTTGAAGCTTTTGCGGTGTAAGACTACCTGGACCTCTACCATATTGAATACGAGCATTGGCGAGATATCTAAAAGAATCCGCAGCGTGTGAAGTCCAATCATGTAATGGTGTTTCACTATAGCTTTGAGTCTTCTCATTGTATTTTTTGTGATAGTTCTCTAAACATTTAATCAGATGAGAGCATTTGGTTTGATCGATGTAGCAAATACTTAATAGGTTTCTAACTGACTCAATACCTATTTGAATATCTATTTCACGTTCTAAAAGAGTAGTTTTTAATCCAAGTTCGTATGCAATATCCTGTAATGTTCTTCCAGTTTGGATTGATCCTGATCCTGCATCGTGAGGAAGATAATGGTTTCCGTACACGTAGGGCTTATTTTGGATGACTTTGACGTAATGTGACATTCCCTCACCTTGGGCTTCGTAGAAGTCGATGATTCTGCATTCTCCCCCGACCTCTTGCCAAAAAGAAATGGTTGTAGAATCACCATAACCGATATCGAAAGCAGTATTAACAGGAACTCGGGTGTCATAAGGAACGTTACAAATACGTTTTTCATCTCTAGCCTTTTCTATTAATCGACCGTAATA